GTTTCGCCTTCTACATTTGCTTTGACCGCTGCCTATCAAGACCTTAGGGCTGGTGAAAATACGGCTTTGAGTGCTTCTAAATTTAAATCTTATGATGCTGCCGCACAACCTACAGTAAGTCAGGAACTTAAACTTAACCGCTTCTTTATCAACTTTGCGGGTCAGAATTTGCCCGCTCCTGACGCAAATCCTGAGTTTCAGGCTGGACGAGATTACACTACACAGAGATATATTGAAAGTCAAATTTACAGCGGTGCTTACTATGATACAGGAGGTGCTGAAACTATTGAGGAATACCACGATAGAGGTGCTTATTATTACTTCTCTTGGCCACGGGATGGGACGGATAGAAGCACTCGTGTAAATGTCCATCAACAGTTTGATGGTGCGGATATTACTAATATGCGACTATTACTATTTGACCACTCTAAACAAGTTGGTCGTATTCGTATTCAAGATGGACGGGTTGTAGATGTTCAACTTGAAGATGCTTAAATTAATAAAAATATAAAAATTGATTAAATAAAATAAATTAAATTATTATTTTTTTATATAGTATATTATATAAATAAACAACAATGGCTTTGACAACTAATGATAAAATCGCTTTGGTGAAAAGTTTAGCACCACACCATAAAACAAAACTTCGTAAGCATTTGCGAGAACATATACAGGCTGGAAAAGGCATGTCCGGAGCAGGTCTTTTTTCATTCCTTGGTAGTATTGGTAAAGCACTTCTACCTATTGTTAAGACTGTAGGTATGCCTATTCTAAAAGATGTATTACTTCCTGCTGGGGTAGATATGCTTAAAAAGAAAATTGGAGGCGGAGTTAGTCTCCCCGGTGGAGCATTAAGACTTGCTGGACAACGAGGAAGAGGACGACCACGAAAGAAAAAGTAAATATAATATAAAAAATATTATATAAGATATAGATAAAGATGAGTAAGAAACAAAGAGAAAAAGACGCTAACATTTTGTATAAGAAAATACTAAAAGATGTAGAAAGTAGGAAACAAAGAGAAAAAGACGCTAACATTTTGTATAAGAAAATACTAAAAGATGTAGAAAGTTTAATAGGAGATAAAACAACCTATTTAGAACAACTAAACGGAGCGGGGAAAAAAATATTAGGGGTAAAATACAAAGGAACTTTTCCAAGTGATAAAATACCAAAGTTAAACGACCTTACGCCTTACTGTGTTCTAAATCTTGATAAATCCAAAGAACCGGGTAGTCATTGGGTAGCATTAGCAAAATACGGAAACGATAGTATTTTATATGATAGTTTCGGTAGAGATAATAAACAAATTATACCGTCGTTAAGATATTCTGGAAATGGTCGTATATTTGATACGGATAAAGACAGCGAACAGAAAATAAAAGAAACCAATTGTGGTGCACGGTGTATTGCTTGGTTAAAGTTTTTTGATGAATACGGAGCTAAAAACTCTATGCTAATATAAATAACACTATACGACAAGTATAATATATTTTAATAATTTGACAAAAAAAAAATATATTATATAGTATATAAATAAAGAATTATGGCTGATAAATTTTTAAATACTGGTGGAAGCGGACAGGTTAATCTTAGTAATGGAACGACTAATATATTCGCTGCGCAATTAGCGGCAGCGAATTTAAACCCTTCAAGACCAATTAAAACTAATGCGGTTAGAGAACTTGTAAGTCAAAATTTAGACATTAGCGATGTAAACAATCTACAAACTGACTTGACAATAAAAAATGAGTTATCTTATATTAAATCAGATACTCATTCAAATCCATCAGCAGGGCAAATTAAAACATACTTTAAAACGGATGGAGATTTTTATAAAAAAGATGAAAATGGAACAGAAACAAAATTATCTGGAGGTACAGGTGATGTGGTTGGACCTAATTCTTCTGTAGATAATACAATACCTAAATACGATGGTACAACAGGAAAACTTATTCAAAATAGTAATATTATAATTGATGATTTTGACAGATTACAAGTTAATAATATATTGCCTATAACCGCCGGTGATATTGGAACTACAACAAAAAGATTTGCTAATATTTACGGTAATTATTTCATATCTGGAAGTAGGATTATAGATGTTAATTCTGATGTCAGTAGCAGTGCTGCTAATCAAATAGTTTTACATGCAGATACAAGTGGAAAAGTTATTAAAAATAGTAATGTTATTATTGATGGTAGTAATAATTGTACAGGTATGAATAATATAACACTTGGTGGAACTGTTGATACTCAGTTATTAAATGTAAATGGACTTATCAATGCTGGTGCTAATATAAATAATTTCGGATTAATAACAAGTCAAGGTTATCGTGCTCAACTTGATAATACCGTGGATATTGGGGAAACAGCAAAACAGATAAAGGATATTTACATTAAGGGTGATATTAAGTATAATAAACCATCTCAAAATATATTTTTAGGAAATAATGCTGGTGGAACATCTGTTTCTACAGGACAACAAAATGTAGGAATTGGTAAGGACTCATTACAATCTATATCAAGTGGTAATTTTAATACTTGTATTTCAAACTTTTCAGGTAGAGATTTGAATACTGGTAGTTTAAATACTTTATTAGGACATCAGAGCGGTCAAACAATAAACTCCGGTGTAAGTAATATTTGTTTAGGTGATACTAGTGGTCAAAATTTAACTTCAGGAAATAATAACATACATATTGGTAGTTTAACTACTGGTGGGGCTGGTGTGTCTAATAGTATAGTTTTAGGTTCAAATGCAACCAATACTACTTCAAATACCTGTGTAATTGGAGATTCTAATATCCAACATATTCGTCCTTCGTCTCAAAGGGTATGCGATTTAGGAACATCGGCTCAGAATTTTAAAGATATATATGGCAATAAAATAATATTAAATACACAGGCACAATCAAACCAGTATTATAATAAAAACGGAAGCGGAGGTATTGATGTGAATAATACAGCAGATGCCGGTGTATCTTTAACTGGTAATAAATATCAAGGTAAAAATCAACAAATCGTCACCTTAAATGCTTCAGGTTTAATTCAACAACCATCAGCAAATGCTACTATTGATGGGAATGGAAACGGAACATTTAAAAATTTAGATATATTAACTTCAGGTGGTAAAATCACTTGTCAAAAAATCCAATCAAATGATGCTGGAAATGCTTTGGAATTAGTTAATCGTTCCACGACTAGTGGGGTGGGGATTATAATTGATAACACTACAGCAGGTAATATAAGGTTTAGTGGTAGTAAATACACAGGTACTTCTAATAGAATTCCTTTTGTTGATGGAGTAGGTCAATTTTCATTATCTAATGCTACTCTAGACTCCGTAGGTAATTTAATCGCTTCCAATACCACTCTTGATAGTTTAACATTGAAAAATAATTTAAATTTTGATATTGACAATTCACACGATATAGGTTCGGCTTCATTTTCAGTTCGTAGTATATATTATAAGAGTGTTTTGAATGGAGCCATTGCTTATTTTACTGGTCCGCTTAATACTTCCAATATTTTACCTATAACAACTAATGTTTCAGATATAGGCTCTAGTACTTTGAAATATAAAGATTTATATTTAAACGGAACTATGAATACTACCAATAGTGTTGCTACCAGCACTTTATCCACAAATAATTTTTTGAATAATATATTTTTAGGTTCATTTTTAGGCGGTCCTGGTACAGCAGGAACACTTAATTGTAATACGGGTCCAATAATTAATACTGGTGATATAAAATGTATTGGCGATAATGCTCAAGATATAGGAACATCTACGGCAACTTTCAGAAATATTTATGTAAAAGGCTTTTTTTATCAAAATGGTGTTGCGAGAGGTGATGTTTTTGGTCCGGCTTCATCTACAATTGGCGAACTATGTTGGTTTAATACATCAACAGGACAAAATATATCAAGTGCTAGTGGTATTTCTACTAATGGGTCTGGTCAGTTAAACTGTCAGAGTTTAATTTCTTCTGGAATCATTCAAGCGAGTAATAATGACACAAATGTATCTCAAATACGATGCGGTGATGCTTCATATGCTTATATTTCTGAGTATGGAAGTAATGACAGTGATAGTTTGTACTTGTATGGTGCTAATGGTATTTATTCAAATACGAGTATATCAAATGTGTCTGATAGAAATTATAAGAAAAATATAAGTCCGTATGTAATAACCGAGCCATTAGATAAAGTTAATAAATTATCATTGAAAAGTTTTAATTATATTGATAGTACCAGTAAAAATGGTTCCGAGAAAAAGCATTTTGGATACATAGCACAGGATGTTGAAGAAGTTTATGACGAAGCAGTTGAAAAAGTCAGCAAATTTAAAACTGATACTGACGGAAAATATTTACTTGATGATAATGGTGAAAAAATAATAGAAGAAAAATATCATTTAACACCATATTATATTACTTTACTACAAACAGAGGCAATTAAAGAATTAACCAAAATGGTACAAGATTTAACCAGTAAGGTTCAAGAGTTAGAAAATAAAAATCTAAATAATTTTTAAAAATATTGATTTATAATATATAGTTATTATAAATGAATACTGACGAAAGTTTAATTAATGAGGATAATATTATTGAAACTATCCTTAAAATGATGGAAAAAGCAGAACAATTTATTGATAAAAGCGGAGTAGAAAAAAAGGTAATTGTTTTGAATAATTTAAAAAGTCTTTTAGGTCATGATAGTTATGAAAGATATAAATATTTAATTATGGGTATTATTGATTTTACTGTTGAAATATCTAAAGGTCGTAAGATAAACTTAAATAATATTAAGAAAAAATTTTGTTGTTTGAGTATATAAATGAGTGTTGAATTAGAAAGTATAAAATTAATCCCTACACCTGATAATTATAATGGTAAGGTTCAATTAGTAAAAGATATATTAGAAGATGTTAAGAAGAAAAAACAAGTTCATTATAAATGTTATGCTCGTTATAAAAAAATAAATACACTTTCTAAAAGTTTTATAAATACTTTAAATGCTTTATCTGTTTGTTCTATGGTTTTGACATTTACTCCAGTAAGTCCTGTTGTCATGATTGTTGCTTTATCTGCTACTTCTATAAGTGCTATTACTTCTGCTATTCATTCTTCTACTGATATTGAGGGTAAAGTTCATAGTCATAATACATCGTATTTACAATATACTGATATTTATCGTGATGTATCCGCTCGTTTATTAAGAAATGGTATGTCATCATTAGATTTAGATAATTTACTTACTGAAATAAATTCAAGAATGGGTTTAATTGAAGACCAATCGCTTCCTATCACCATAAGATAAAATAACTAAACCAACCTGGACTATAATATCCGTCTTTTAAATCTTTAAAATGTCTTCTTCTATATGCTATTTGTCTTTTTTTATCTCCGTGTAATAAATGTGGATATAAATTAAGTCCTGTTTTATCTCTGTAATTTTCATATCTATTATCACCAAAGGGGACATAATATATTTTTTTAGTTTTTTTATTTTCTAAAATAGCATCATATTTTTTATGTTTAGTTTTACTCTTCCTATATCCTAATAGTTTAAATTCTATTTTCTTATAATATGTCATTTATATTATAAGAACATATAATTAATCTTTTTTCTTATTTGCTTTTCTTATTTGCTTTTCTTGTCCGTTTGGGTTTATCTTCTCCTTCACTTGGACCATTAGCACCTTTGGGTATTTCTTCAATAATTTTATCAGTATCTATAATTTCAATCTTTTCATCTTCTTCGTCAGTTTTAACTTCTTCGTCAGTTTTTTCATCTCCACTTATACGGTGTTTTACCGGAATGCTTCTAATTTCTTCCAAAATCTGTTTTCGTAGTTTGTCGCATAGTTTCTTTGTATTGAGTAAGTTATTCCTTGCTCGTTGTCCCGCTGCCTTAACCTTCTTTTCTTTGAATTTGTCAAAGTCAAGGTTTAGACATTCAATAAGAGCCTGTAAATCTTTGTAGTTTTCTTCCATGGAATTAATTTTAATTTCTTCGTTAGACATTTGTTTTATATAATATACAATATATTTTTTTTTTTATTTAATTAATTATACGAACATTTATATATTTACTATATATTTTTTGACTAACTCTTTTTTAACTAAATATAATCGGCTTCGCATTCCGTCGCCACCTGACACTTTACGACAAGTTTTTACGATGTTCTTTAAATCATCAATAGGTATTTTAAAACATTCTTCTTTTTTCTCTTTTGGATAAACTATAAAGTATATCCAATAGTCGGCGGTAGATGATGTTATACCTGATGGTTTATTATTACATTCGTATTCAATTGCTAAATTACCCGTCTTCCATGTTTGATTATCACTCTTTACTTCTATCTTTGTTTCCTTACCATCTTTAGTAATAATTAAATCATACTCTTTAAAATATCCTTCTTTATGTTCTACTGTATCATAATCCAAATACTCTAAACATTTCTTTTCATAAAAATGTCCTGTTTGTAAATCTTTTCTAAATTTACCATATGTCATTATAATTTATAATATAGAAAAGAAAATAATTTAACGAAAAAAATAATTATATTAACTATAATATAAATATGGGATTTTGGAGAACTCTTTATTATTTCATTGGCGTTGAATATATAGGCACTAAAGAACAGAAACAAATTGATAGACAGAAACACTTAAAATTTGTTATGTGTGAGCAAATAAAAAATAGTAAGTTAAAACTCAAAAGAGTTAATATTATTGATATAGGTAGATTACAGTATGAAATGAATAGGTTGAATAAAAATAGTAAGAAAACAAAAAAGAAATAACTATATATAGTATAATATAAATATGAATAAGAACAATCCATTACTATTAGAACTTTTTAAAGGTTCTGGTTCAGTTGGAAAAGTAGCCTTAAAGGTAGGTTATGATGTTGTAAGTGTAGATTTAGACCCTATATATACCCCTGATATTGAAACTGATATTTTAGACTGGGATTACAAGAAGGTTGATTTTATACCTGATTATATATGGGCTTCTCCTCCTTGTAATACATTTAGTCCTTTAGTATATCCTTTAAAAGAAAGAGATACTAAAACCGCTAAACCTTTTAGTGAAAGAGCAAAAATAGGAACAAAGATATTATATAAAACATTGGAAATAATTAATTATTTCAAAAGTAAAAATCCTGACTTATGCTATTGTATTGAAAATCCAAGGGGAATGATGAGAAAGGATAAAAGAATGATAGAACAACCTTATAGGGCTACTACTTACTACTGCTACTATGGAGGTAAAAAATTAAAGCCTACTGACTTTTGGAGTAATTACCCTTTA